GTTAGGAGAAGGATGGAGTAGAAGTTTCGATCATTATGTAGAAGCTTTTAAGAAACTCCTTTCTGCAACACAAGAGCATAATCTTGCTATTTTTATAGATGAAAAGCATCAAGATATAGTTTGGGAGATCAGAGATAGGTCTAAGAAAAATACAGTAATATATAATCATCCTAAAGAAAATTTTAAGAGTAATTTCTTTCCATTTTTTGATGATGTACAAAAGATAAGAACTAATCCTGACTGGTATAATAAAGTAGGGTGGTTACAAGAAAGCACTCAGGCCAAATTGGAATGGTATAATCCTATGGTTATGAGTAAAATGTTTATGCTTCATAATGCTAAATGTTTCAATCCTTTTGATACTGACTATTATTTCTGGGTTGATGGTGGAATCGCTAATACAGTTCACCCCGGTTACTTTAGCCACGACAAAGTAATAGAGAAAATAGAAAAATTTGTTAGAAAATTCTTGTTTGTTTGTTTCCCTTATGAGACAGACAGTGAAATACATGGTTTTGATATAAACGGTATGAAGAAATATGCTGGTAGCGAAACAGTAAATAGAGTAGCTAGAGGAGGTTTTTTTGGAGGTCATAAAGATGAGATCCCCGGAGCCAATGATTTATACTATGGATTGCTTAGAGATAGTTTGAGTGAAGGTTATATGGGTACAGAAGAAAGTATCTTTACTCTTATGACATATTTGCAACCAGACATCTATCAACACGAATCAATTTTAGACAATGGATTATTAGGATACTTTTTTGAAAATGTTAAAGATGGTAATATAAAATTAAATTCCGAATACGTTAAAAATAAAATACATGAGACAGAAGATGTTCATTTATATATGGTGGGATTTAATTCTCCAGAACAAATGGACATGGTTTGTAAATCTTACGAAAAATACGAACCTAAGTTTCTTAATAATACTAAGAAGTTTTTAATTAATAATTCTACAAAAGAAGATTTGTTTGTAAAATACGATGAGGTGTGCAGCAAATATGGATTTGAACAGATAAAACAAGGAAATATAGGAATTAATAGAGCTAGACAGTTAGCGGCAGAACATTTTAGAGATTCAAAAGCTAAGTATATGTTATTTTTTGAAGACGATATGCTTATTGATTTAAGGGAAGAAAGATGTTGCAAGATGGGATTTAAAAAGAATGTTTCTAACTTGTACGATACTGTAATTAGAATTATGGATAAAGAAGATTATGATTTTCTAAAATTTAGTTTTGCTGAATTTTTCGGAGATAATTCTGAACAGTGGTCGTGGCATAATGTTCCCGGAGATAGAAAAATAGAATATTTTGGAGAACGTAATAGTAGACCTTTAACCAATTTTACTAATATAAAAACAGTAAACAAAACTCCTTATATAGAAGGAGAAATTTACTATTCTAATTGGCCTCATATTATATCTCAAGAGGGTAATCAAAGAATGTTTCTAGACACTGAATGGGCACATCCATACGAACAAACGTGGATGAGTCATATATATACTTTGACTAAAGAAAAAAAGGTTAAACCAGCAATTTTACTAGCAAGTCCTATAACACATAACAGGGTTCATCATTATGAAGCGTCAGAACGTAAAGAAAACTAGAACAGTTAAAAAGAAAACATCTTCAAAGAAGAAGAATAATAATTTAATTTTTATACAAATAGCATCATACAGAGACCCTCAATTAGTACCCACTTTAAAAAGTATGATTGAAAATGCTAAAAATCCTGACAACCTCAGAATAGGAATATCATGGCAACACCATCCAGAGGATGCGTGGGACAATTTAAACGAATATAAAGACGATAGTAGGTTTAGAATTTTAGATATTAATTATAAAGAAAGTAAAGGGGTTTGTTGGGCTAGACACGCTGTTCAACAACTTTATGATGGAGAGCAATATACTTTACAAATAGATAGTCATCATAGGTTTGTAGAAAATTGGGATGAGATATCTATTGATATGCTAAAGAAATTACAAAAAGAAGGACACAAGAAACCGCTTCTTACTGCTTACATTCCAAGTTTTGATCCCGACAACGATCCAGCAGCAAGAATACAAGAACCTTGGAAAATGAATTTTGACAGATTCATTCCAGAAGGTGCAATATTTTTTCTTCCTGCAAACTTCGATTCTTTTAATGATAAAAATAGACCAGCCAGAGCAAGATTTTATAGTGCTCACTTTGCTTTCACAGTAGGTCAATTTTGTACTGAAGTAAAGCATGATCCTGAATATTATTTTCATGGAGAAGAAATTAGTATAGCTGTTAGGGCTTTTACTCATGGATATGATTTATTCCATCCTAATAAAGTAATTGCTTGGCATGAGTATACTAGGAAGGGTAGGTCAAAACAATGGGATGATGATCCTGTATGGCCTGAGAGGAATAGTAATTGTCATTTAAGAAACAGAAAATTATTCGGTATGGATGGAGAGACTCAGGATATTGACTTCGGAGAATACGGTTTTGGTACCGAACGAACTCTTGAAGATTATGAAAAATATAGTGGAGTATGCTTTGGTAAAAGAGCTATCCAGCAGTACACTTTAGAGAATAAAGAACCTGCTAATCCCTATCCGTTTAAAACTCAAGAAGAGTATGAAGGTTCTTTTCTAAAGATATTCAAACACTGTATTGATATCGGTTATGATCAAGTTCCAGAAAAAGATTATGACTTCTGGTGTGTAGCATTTAAGGACAATGAAAATAAAGATATTTTCAGACAGGATGCTAGCACAGATGAAATAAACAGAATGAAAAATGATCCCGATGGATATTGTAAAGTATGGAGAGAATTTCCAACAGAAATTAAACCTAATAGCTGGGTAGTATGGCCTCATAGTTCATCTAAAGGATGGTGTGATCAAATAACGGGAGTTCTTCCGGGATGACCAACACAGCAATATCAATGGTCTGCTATACAGACTTGTATAAAACAGAGTTTGGTGGAAGACAAAGTGCCCAATTCAGATATCATTTAGGATTTGAATCGTTATTAAAAATAGATAATGCTGAATTTATTGTATATAGCTGGCACAAAGATATGGACAGACTATATAATATAGCTAAAAGTAAATATGGTAGTGATTCTAAAAAATTAGATAAAGTACATATAATAGAATTTGATCTTTATAAAAGTCCTTTATACGATATCATAGCTAATATTAGAAAAAAAACTCCAAAGAACAGTTTTAGGTCTATAGATGTTCAATATGCTAAGTTTGTAACTCTTAATGAAACTATTAAAAATTTTCCTCATGAATATACATATTATATAGACATAGGATTATCAAGCACAGCATTGTTTCCTAATAGGTATATAACAAATAAAAAAGGGATGCATCAATATTCAGAAGTAAGTTTATTTAATACAAAATGGCTGAACAATATGAATAAATTATCTTCAAACAATAAGGTTACTGTTTTTAAAATGGATAATAGTCCAGAATTTCATGTTGAAAGTAGAATTGCTAGATCTAAATATTTAATTATTGGAGGTATGTTTGGAGGTAAAACCGAAACAACTCAAAAATTTTCTAAAAATGTCCTCTCCAGATTTTATGAGTATATAGAAGAAAAAAAGACATTACCTCCAGAAGAATCTATGATGACCAAACTACATACAGAAGATAGAGACAATTTTAATGATATTGTTTTTCAAGTGTGGAATCACGAAGACAGTGGAGATGTGTTCAAAAAGATAATAAGAGGCAAAAAAATGTTTTATAATACTTTTGAGGAATTAAATCAATGAGTGAAAGAAAAACAGACGAAATGGGAAGATACCTAGCTGAAGGTGGGGGCTATCTAGATGAAGACGGGAATCATATATCTGGTTGCTGTGTATACAAAGATACCTTAGCTATGCAACACAAAGATGCTTTTGCTACATTCAAAAAGCTTTTTGAAAAAGTAAAACCCGCTAGAGTTGTTGAAGTAGGAACATCTCATGGAGGCTTAACACTAAATTTAAGAGACACTCTTAACGACTTAGGCTTGCATAATTCTCCAATGAAAACTTTCGATGTTTTAAAAGTAGACAGTCATAAAAAGGTACAAGAAACTCCGGGTATTGAATTAATATATGATAATATTTTTAGTGGTAGTTATTTAGAAATACAAAGACCAGAATTGGTTGTTCCTTTTATAGAATCAGAAGGCACTAGTGTTGTTCTGTGTGATGGTGGAGCTAAAAGATATGAATTTCAATTACTAGCACCATATCTCAAAAGTGGAGATATTATTATGGCACACGATTATTCACCTAGTCTAGAATATTTTAAAGCACACATTATGAATAAAACATGGGATTGGCTAGAAATAGATGACACTCACATAGACGAAGTGTGTCAATCTCAAAATCTACAACCATTCATGCAAGAAGATTTCCTCCCTGTAGTATGGGTTTGTAGGCAGAAAGCATAGTCTTTTAATATGCAGAACGCTACCATACAAATAAATGCTATGTCTGGAATGGGAGATATATTCTGTGACATTCATATTGCTGTAATAATAGCAAACGCTTTTAAAAAAGAAGATTGTAATACTGATTTAAAGTTTTACTGGGGACCTCATCCTGTAGATAATAAAAAGATTTTTGATGATAGCTTTTTTGATAATTTTAATAGTGTAGAAACTATTGATAAGCCTATTACAGAATCAAACTATGGCGATCAAAAACATATAGGTTTTTCAGGCAAGTCCGGTATGCATCATTATGATGTTTTTACTAATTCAGTATCTTCTGTAGTAAATAAAGAATTTGCTAGAGAAGCCCACGTATCTGCAACAAAATGTAAAGCAGGCAATATACGTCCAAAAAACATTATTAAGTTTTCTACAACTATTTTAGATAAAGTCAAGGCTTTTATACAAAGAATACCAGAAGATCATTGTTTTATGCATATTAGAAGAAGAGATCGTACTGGAGGTTTGTGTCAGTTTCCGAATATCGAAGAGAAGCTGCATGAGTACATTAATAATAATTTAAGTAATCAAAATATACACTTGGGTTCTGACGACCTTGGGTTGGTTGAAAGAATAAGCAGTAGTAGAGATAATGTTTATCACTACGACTTTAGTAGTCTAAAAACTTACAAGTGTAATGTTCAAGCAGAAAGATTTGAAGATGTTCTGGCAGAAATGATTAGCGTCAAATATTGCAATAAGATATATTTACACAATGATTATCACTGGGTCTCAAATTTTCTGTACTACGGATTTACTCATGGAAATCAAAAACCCGTAGAAAAAATTAAGTTTTAAAGAGTCGGAATAACTATTCCATAACCTTCATAACGTCTTTGTTTGCTATAAGTAGAATCTTCTAAATGTTTTACATGTTTTTTAAAGTGAGAGATGTAAGCACTCGACGGTAAGCCAGTACCACTTCTACCTCTTCTTTTATGAGACAAATACAATGCTGCATAACCAGCGACAAAAGGATTGCTCATACTAGTACCCGACATCATCGCGTATCCACCGGGAACACAACTTAGAATATCTTGACCGGGAGCTAAAAAGTCTAAACTGTTTCCACTACAAGTAAAAGATGTTCTTCTTAAATTTCTATCAATAGCACCTATACTAACTGTTTCTTTATATTTAGCTGGGTACATAATATCCACGCTCGGACCAGAGTTTCCGGCAGCACAAAAAACAGCGACATTCTTAGACTGCGCATAACGTACAGCCTTTAGTAATCTACCGCTAGAGTACATACTACCTAAAGACATAGCAATAATATCAGCACCATGATCAACAGCCCAAATAACACCGTCTATTACAGCATTAATGCTACCCGATCCATTATCAGCTAATGATTTAACTGGCATGATTTTAGCTTGAGGAGCAATACCAACCATACCTAGAGCATTATCTGTAGCAGCTATTGTTCCAGCGACATGGCTACCATGACCATTTCTGTCTTGTGGTGGTTCTCCAACTTCTATAAAATTTTTACCATTTACTAAATTAGATTTTAAGTCTGGATGATCTAAATCACAACCTGTGTCTACTACTGCAACAGTTACTCCAGAGCCTTTAGATTTAGGCCATAGATTTTTAATATTAAATTTAATAATTTCCCAGCCATGAATTTGTCCAGCACCGTAGGTTAAGCCACTAACATCTTCTCTAATATGAGGTAATAATTCACAATTTCTTCTATCTCTTAACATGTTTGTTTATCCATTCTATATAAGATGAAACCCTAGTAAAACAGGCTGTATCTCCATATACACCCTTTATACTTTTATTATTTGTTAGTATTAAAGAGGATATGCCCGCTAATTTACCATTAATAAACATACCACCACCGCTATCTCCTGCTGAAATTAAAAACTCTAATCTAGTACCATTTCTATCAGCACGGCAGGTTAACATTTCTTTCATTATTCCTACTATTGTATTGGTTCCTCCTCTTTTTTTATAGTCATGACCTGTTGCAGCACCAGTACTAAATGTTCCTGTATAACCATATCCAGCGATAGTACAAATTTTACTGACTTCATCTCTTTCTGTATATAGTTCCGGAACAAGAACTTTCCCGAATGATTTTTTACTATACAATAAAGCGATATCCCCTTTTCCAAAATTATCTTTCATATTAAATTCTTTATTAACAATAACTTTATCAATATGAAATTTATTTCCATTTATCATAACATGAACATTTTTTGCATTAGACGTAACGTGAGCAGCAGTAATACACCAGTGCTCATTTATGACAACACAAGATCCAATGCCTGTTATATTATCTTTTATTTCTGTAGTTACTGGCATGACGCATCCGAATTTAGCTCCATATTCAACAAATTTTGTATCTGGAACATCTGGTCTGTGAGTACCAGCAAACAGAAAAGTATTTGATAATACTAGAATAATACCATATAAAATATATTTAGCTTTCATAACTTATCCTTTCGTTCTTAGCTAATATATACTATACACTATCTATTACTTATAGTGGTTAATATATGGATATTTATAGATTAGACATTTAAGATAGTTTCGTTTTGCAGCATTCTTTATAATATTGATGCCATAAATCAGAATAATCGCAATTTTCATAATTTTCAAAGTAAGGCCCGCCTTCAGTATAATGAATATTATAAACATCTTTTTTTGACTCATATTCATCAGCCAACCAATTCCATTCTAAAGGAATCTCTCCTATGAGACTCTCAGATTCAAGCCATTTAAATTGATGAAGCTCCAGACCGCTTGCTTTATTAACATAGTCTGGAGTGAGAGTGTGGCACTTCTTACAGTTCATTAGCATCACTGACGACCAGTTTTTTTTTGGATATACAGTTTGTACTTGATTTAAAAATTTGGTTTGATGTTTAGGGACATAATCATGCTTACAAACCTGCACAGCATAACTATCATCTCTTAATCTCCACAATTTAGCGATATCTTCTGTCATCAACATATCACAGTCCATAAACAAAGCCCAGCCCTGATAATTCATTAAATGAGGTATTATAAATCTACTGAAAGAAAACTCTGTGGACGATAAATTATTTCGTTCTCTTACAAAATCATCTTTGATATTATCTAAATATATAGGAGTTATAGCTATTGGCTTACTACTGTTTTTCAGTATACTATATGAAAGAACATTAAATGCTACTTTTTCCTTACTGTCATAACCTATGAATATATTAATCATATTTTTCCCTTTTAATTTTGTAAGTATGTTTTCCAGACTAAGCCTTTTTTCATATCTTCTGTAGACCATATATCGTTTATGTATTCATCTAAAAATTTTTGTTTACTATTCATATTAATATTTAAATTATTTATATCAGAAACTTTTTTAATATGACTATATTTATATAAAATATTAGTATTACAATCTACCCATGTAGGTATTCCCTCCATAAAACAGGTGACAAGAGCAGAAGTGTTATAGCCTATAGCACATAAATAATTATCCCTTTTTAATACGTTGTAAAAAACTTTACCACCTAACAAATGAACATTCCCACTCTGTTGATTGGCTTTAGTTAGTGTTTCTTCTTTTACTCCAGCATGTGTTACAGGATGAAATCTTATATCTATTTTATTTTTAAAACCAGCAGATCTTAATTCTCTAATTTTTCTTAATCCCCAGCCAATAGCGTCACCATTAATATCATGAGTTCCAAAACCATGAGGTTTATTAAATAATATTAATATGTTTTTTCCTTGGGTTTGTTTTTTGCTGATGTCTATGTCAAAATTTTCATAAAAATCTTTTTGTTTTGCTTTTAAAACATCGTTTGGTATTTTAATTTTTTGTGATAATTCATGATATATAGAGCCTAAACATATTTTATAATATTTTTTAGTCAAGGCCGATGTTGCGTTTTGATAGTCGAGCATAATGTTTCTTTCAATAAAAAACAGATTTTTTTTAAAGTTTTTTTCAATAAGACTATCTCTTTGAGGTAAATATCCTAACTGAACACCATACTCATTCTTACTACTAAAATCATAATCATTTTTTTGTCCAAATTCTTTAGCATTACCACAAGATTCTGTAGGAATACCTAACAGATCGGCCCCTTGTTGGAGACATTCCATAGTTTTCTTCTTAATTCCTTTTTTTCCTCCATAAAAAAAATATAATTTTTTTATTTTCATAATACTATGGTTCCGTTTTTTTGTATTGATTTAATTTTGCTACATAGCTTTTGTTTTTGTTTTTTCTTTCACCCTTACCTGACCAAATATATGAATTATTTTGAAATGTATAATCTATATAAGACAAAGGGATCTTGCAATATTTAATTTTTAAAAATTCTTGACATTCTTTATATTTAATTATAGTTCTAGCTACAGCTATTTGATCAGCATACCAAAAATTACCTATAGCTTTTTGTTCTTCTTGTAATATTTTTATAAATTCGTTACATTTATTTGATATTAATAAAAACCCAGCTAAAACTCTTGCTCTTTCTTTTGGTTTTGATAGATTTCTTTCGTGTATACCTAAATCATATTTAAATATATCCATAGCAGATTTAATGAATATACTATCTGTATCTATAACAGCTATTTTTGAACAATGTTTTAGTATATCTTCTAATACTTCAAATCGAATTTTTGCATAATAATTTTTGTTTAATTTACTTTTTCTTTTTTCTTCACTTATAGACAAGGAAACATTTTTATTTTTATTTATAATTTGATTTAATATTTTTAAAGACTTATCATTAGGATTTAATACATGGCAATGAATATTGTTATTTGTTTTTATTGCACTATTTAAACAGCTAATCCCATGGTTTAATAAATAGTTATTGTCACAAGCAAACATATAAGTGTTTTGATTGGGCTTTTTATAAAACTGCATTTTTAGCTTTTTTCTTTCGTAAATACGGTTTCTTTTATGCAGTTTCCACGCCTGTAATATCCTATGCCTTTTAATATATCAACAATATCATCATGATATTTTTTTTCTTTTTTATTTCTACAGGGTAGCTCCAATACTATAACTGCTTCATGCTTTTTTAACAATTCCAAGCCTCCTAGCATAATCTCTTTTTCATGCTCCTGAGAATCTGCCTTTATAAAATCAATATTCTGGTTAGAAAATTGATTAATATAACTATCTAGTGTTTTTACTTCTGTATATGTAGTATTAAGATTATTCTCTTTCAATACTCTGGCAGAACTACCGTGTGTCACCCCATGAGAGTTTAAGCTAATATTACCGCTTTCATCTGGACTAGCAAATAATACTGCGTTTTTTTCTAAATGATCAGATAAAGCCAGCTCTTCCAAACGCCAGTTATTAAATTTTTTCATATTCTCCTTGTAACAATCTATGTTGTCTGGATGTGGCTCAAAAGCCCACACTTGATCAAATTTTTTACATAAATCTTGTGACCAAAATCCTACATTACCACCAATATCTAATGCAAGATTCCAGTTATTAACAAAACTTAATGAATATTGTCTCTGTTTATGTTGATATTCCCATTTATTACTGTTTTTTTGTAATTGTAGAGCATGTCCAAAATGACTGTCCCATTTGGGTATGTTCCATCCTTTGATTTGTTTCATTTTGTCTCCTTTGTTTTGTGCTTGTTTTCTGGACTTAACCCTAAAATTTTTCTATCCCCTTTGCAGTGATCATAATATTTACACAAAACACTACCCGCTTGCGCATGTTCCATCTTAGAATTATTAGTAATATCTATATTCTTTACACCTCTATTTTTCTCAAATTGTTTCCTAACAGTATCCCACACAAAAGAATCATGATATTCGTTCAATTTGTATATTTTATCTTGGTTGTACATTTCTTGCATTTCTCTAGCAAAATTTTTTGTTTCTGGGTGCTGTAAATTGAAATATAAAAAACCACACTCACTATACAACATATATCTTCCCATATAAGCCATCATATGATCGTCTTTGTGAAGATGATTTTTAATAAAATTTATATCAATAGGCTTATAAAAAACACAGTCAGCATCCATGCATATAAGCCCATCAATATTTTCATTAAGCATAGCATGTGTATATGCATACACTTTGTAGCAAAATCTTACTCCATCAAAACGAAAATTTTTCACCTGTCTGTTTGCGTTTCTATCAATAAAATTTTTACACTCTGGAATTAAATTAAACATATTCTTATCTTCATTATACGACATAATTTCAAAAGGCCAATTATATGTATTAAAAAATCTATGAGCATATTTATTGTACAGCTCATTATTATATGTTGTTACTACTTTAATATTCATCTCTGTTCTCTCCTCTGTTAACGAAGTTCCATGCCAATCCACTTAAAAAATCTTCTTTATTAAATTGATTTAGCAATAATGTTTTGGTTAATTGATCTCTATTATCCGGGTAAATGGGTTGTTCTATTTTTGATAAATCGCATACAGACAAAGGAAATGCGGTAGATTGAGGATGACAAAAAACAGGAATCCCTTCTTGTAAAGATTCTATAGCAGCCATAGAGGTGTATGTGACGCAGGCGAAACAATTATGATTTAAATAATGTTTCATATTTTTATTATTCTTTTTTTTCTTAACAATGATAGGTCGATCTGTATAAGTTTTTAAAGTTTTTACTGTTTTATTAATCCACTCCTTCTCTGTAATGTTCCTCTGTTCTATTCTTGACATAATTCTACTTGATGATGGGCATACTAGAATATATGATCCGTTTTTTTTCCAAGATTTAATAGACTTTAAGTGTTCTTCCAGTTTGTTGCTATGTATTCTTTGAATATCTTTTGTGTCTATTTTGGATAGGTCTTCAAGCTCATTCTTAGCAAAACTATTTTTACAAAATCTTTTCCAAGAGAATTTAAAAGTATTTCTATTACCATGCCATAGATATGGATTATCAAAATAATAAAATTTTTGTTTTTGTTGTATAAACAAGTCTAATATTACCTCAGAACCTCTCATTAAACCCACGACAATCGCTGGCCCATTACTAGTATTAAATTTCGATAGATTATCAGTACCTGTTGTATAAACCACATGATTTACATTGTGTGTTGAAAAATATTTAGCTAAATTTTTTACCCAAATATCTTTTCCACCTTTTCCATTTAGTAATAGTTGAAAATGCATCATGAAAATATTAAATTGATATTTTTTTGATTGTTAAATATTAATGCAAATTTGTTTTCCCACCAATCTTGGGTTTTGATTGTCGAGTGTGCGTTTTGACCATTTGGAAGTCGTTTGTTTGCTGCTCTAGTACATATTGAGCAAAATAAAAATTTTTCTGTATATTGAAATAAGTCTATAATGACTCTTTCTATATCATATTCTGGTATATGTTCCATAACATCAGTACATATAACTAAATCATACACACCATGAGGTTTTTTAGAAAATGGGGCATAACATGGGTCATACTTATCAAATTTCCAGCGTTTAGGATGATGTAATGCCTTGCCGCAACCATAGTCTAAAAATGTTGTACATTCATATTGTTCGATTATTTTATCAATTATTGGTATATGCCTGACCAAACTTTTACCAGCAAAAGTATTGTAGTTTCGTTCATGCATGTCTTTATGCATTTTAATATAATTATCCATTCTTACTTCTGCTTTCTAAATAATTTGGTAACATGTATTTTATATTATTTTATTTTCCCGCAGGATTCCCTTACTATATCATTATGATTAAATTCTGCCCAGTATAATTCAAAAGCTACTCCTTCTTGTAATCCCTCGAATTGATGATATGCCCCAGGTTTTACTCTTGTAAAATCACCCGGCCCTAATATTGTCTCGTCTACAAGATCATAGTCTTTTTGCCACACTCTAACTATCATTCGACCTTTTTCAACAAAAAAACCATTCCACTTAAACTCATGTTTATGTTTAGAACAAACGCCACCTTCTACAAAATTAATTCTGTGAAATTCTAACACACCATTAGCATGTAATAATTCTGTATCTCCCCATATTTTTCCAGCTTTCATTATTCATTTCCTTTGTTTAGTAAAACAGCTCTATTAATAATGTTTTTTATTTTTTCAGGGTTGTCTTTGACATTAAATTGAAAATCCATAATAGTACTTAAACAATGATTTAAATCATCCCATTCTCTTAGTGCAGGAAAGACTCCCTTTCCTTTTCCTAATATTTCTACATCTATACCCAGACCCATTATTTCATAAATAATTGAACTAGATACAGATACAACTTTTTCTGCATCTAAACATTCTTTAATTGTTTTTTTGGTAGAAATCTCATATTTTTTAGGAAGATTACAGTAAGCAGGATATTCTTTCATCTGATCTTTTAGTCTAAGTTCTATGACGGGGTGGGGGCAAAAAACTATTTGATACTCGTCTGTATTTATTTTATTATCCTTGATATAATTATCTATAATTTCGTCATATATATTGTCTGGATCATTTGCGTTATAAAAATGAGTCATTGTACTATCCCAAATTAATTGCCCTATAAAAACAATTTTCTTTTTACTCTTTAATTTTCTGAGATTATTCTTGGAGTAATGATTATAAATTTTAGACATATTCTCCTGATAATTTTCTGTACTAAAATATTTTGGGTCTAGATTAGTAGAGTCAAAACATATACCTCCAGAGAACAACATAAAAATATCTTTTTGTTGAGTAGGAAGAAGATTTCTCTCTACTATAGCATACTCTTTGTTGTATCTTTTACATAAGTCTATAATCCAAGAGCATGTAGGTTTAAGATTATTCCACACAAGAATAATACCATCATAATTTTTAATATGATTAGTAACAACCCAGCCTTCTAGAACATTCTTCGGTGGGACAGCTATTTCTAATGTATATACTGTAGACAAGCAAGAGACAAGCACACTTTTAATGTCACACTTAAGTAGCGAGTCATCATGGTCGTAAATTACTAATTTTTTTTGTTGTTCCATTTTGGCCTATTTTTAATTTTGTTTAAAAAATAAGCTGAGTCCTTAACAACATCCACATTGTAACTTCTATAATAATTTAAATGACCAAATAATAGATGGCAAGGATCAGCACATAAAGTTATTAGGTTATTATAATCGAGTTCCTTTGTAGGGTCAACACTTACAGGCACTATATGATGTACCTGTAATTTTTTACCCTTTCCACAAGCAGCACAAGTAGGAAAGTCTTGTATAAAGTTATTTCTAACTTTTCTCCATTGATAAGACCTCCTAAGAGATCTAAATATAGTTAATATATTAAACATTATTTATAAAACTTGTGCAGCTATTAGACAACCTTTAGATACTGCATGTAAAGGGTCGTCTGAATGTTTTACGACTTCAATTTCAAGAGGAAAATCAGATGCTAATAATTTTTCATGTAATTTTTCTACATAACCATCAGCTTTAGAAGTACCTCCAGCAACAACAATTTTAATAGGATGCTTAAATTTAGGTAAGGCTTTATGACCGTCTAATGCAGCACCTAGTTGTTTCGCTGTGTATTCAATCAGTCTTTCATAATAAGAGGATACAGCACTTAAAACAGGATTATCATTAGGCTCACCCACTGTAAAATCTCCGCTTTCTTTTTCAACTTGAACAACACTATCTGGTTCTCCGCTGGCAACAGCACTCATGCGGTCTACCCAATCACCAGATTTGGTTGTACTAAATACTACAGTTGGTTCGCCATTCAGCATGACACAAACATTAGTCATACCTGCTCCACAACTAATACCTATACCTGTATAATCAGCATCTTCTAATTCAGCATAGCATAAAGCCTCGGCCTCATTAATAGACCTAGCTTCATAACCTACTTCTGAAAGAATATTTTTTACTACATCTTCATGATACCCCACATCAAAGTCTTCATCTTCTTGATCTACTGGTTGTGCAGGAACACAGAAAACCAGTTTTTCGTTTTCTTCGGATGATTCTCCTACTACTTCTTTTAATATGTACGCTAATATTCTTTTAGCATCTTTTTCTTTTACAGATACTACTCCACGATACATAGGGCGACGAGCCGTTTCATTTCTCTCCACTGCTTTTTCTATAGCATCTTTGCCGAGAATGATAAAAGAACCGTCTTCATCTTTGATAAAAACTTTACCCTTTAATCCTTTCTCAATCATTTTATTAGCTACGGGAGTTGATGGTTTAATTACATAAAAAGCATCTCTAAATTCAACAAAATTAATATCATCTCCATCTTGAGATGACATCACAATAAAACTAGTACCTACATCTAAGCCTTTCATATTTAACCCCTCATATTTTTTAGTTTATTAACTGAAGAAGAAATATCATTTTTCTTTTTCGTATTCGTACCTAACTTATCAAATTTTTTCTCTAAACTATTTGTTTTAATATCTTTATCTAAAACAACTTTAGTATCATCTATTTGTATTGATTTAGCTTTTTCTCTTTTCTTCTGCTTATCGAAAAAACTGTTTATTTTTGCGGTTGGCATTTGATTTCCATTGTTTTGCATATAAGCAATTACAAAACCCATAGCAAATACAAGGATATGGGTAAACACCAAAATTGACATAGCAGATAATATATGCATGTTATTCATTTTACAAATCTCTTTTTTTATATCTAACAATAGATATTACACCGATAAATAAAAAAACTCGCCACTAGGACGAGTTTAAAAGGTTGTTAACGCTAATGGTTTTTATACCATGCTTGGATTAATAACTCTTCCTTTTTGTGTTCTTACTACAAATCCAGACCTGACGAGATAAGGTTCTATACTATTTTCTATAGTCTCCATAGAGATACCTGTCATACTGGATAAACTTTTAATGCCAATAGGATTCCCTATATTATTTTTTAATGCTTCCAAATACTTACGATCATTATCGTCCATACCTTTAGAATCAATTCCTTGATTTAGAAATATGTCATCAATAGTATTTGTTTTACCACTATAGAAATGAGTATAACTTTTATACCATTCTAATCGAGCATTTAATATTCTTGGAGTACCTTTGCTTCTCTTGGCTACTTCAACAAGGTTTTCTTCTGTAATACTAAGATTCATCTTACTACAATTCGACCTTGCTAGTTTAGCTAGTTCATCTGGACTATAAAAATGAAGATGCTCTTTAACCGCAAACCTGTCGTAAAAAGGCTGGCTTAAACTACCTCCACTAGTTGTTGCACCTACTAAAGTGAAAGGAGGAATATCGAGGTCTTCTGGTTCTTTATCTAAAACTATACTGGCTTTAAAATCTTCCATAACAGGATACAAAAATTCCTCGACGATTTTTGGCAGTCTATGTATCTCATCAATAAATAAGACTTGTCTATAGTTAATATTAAGTAAGTATCTTGTCATAGATTTAATACTTCTAATAGATGCTCCATTAGCTATTACCAAATCAGAACCAAGTTCGTTAGCAATAGCACAAGACATTGTTGTTTTACCTAGACCGGGAGGCCCGTCAATTAAAACATGAGGCATAGGTTTGTTCTCACTCTTTGCTCCAAAAGCAAATATTTTCAATCTTGTGACAACATCTTCTTGTCCAATAATATCGTCAAAAGCAGTAGGTCTTAAAGTAGCCATTCTATTTTCCTTTCACCCAAAAAATAAAGTCGTTTCGTTCGTCATCAAAAGCAGAATCCAATACTCCTTTGTTGACTAAAC